ACAAATAATTATTTACAAAACAATTAAAAATGACTGAAAAAGAACTAAACTTGTTAGACCGATTCGCTAGTAAGTATAAAATTGATTGTGTCCCTTGTGAGGGAAAGTATGATTTTTGGGATTTTACCTACGAATGGGATAATAGGAAGTTCTATTGCGAGATGAAACAAAGAAACTTTACTTTAGATACAGCTAAGAGTAAATACCCTGAAGGATTAATACTGGAGATGCACAAGTACGAAAGGATATTAAGAAAGACTAAAAACGAAAAGTCATCTCAAGGGTTGTACATTAACTTCTTTGATTGCGATTCTGTTTTAGTATTTAATTTAAACAAAACTAGAATAAATAACTGGACTTGGAGGAAAATGCCCGAATCTACTAGCTTTGGTAGAAAAAGTTATGTTTATAAGTATATTACTTTATTAGATTATGATAAAGGAAAAGTTTTGTATATTTGATGCGTTCTTACGTTTTTTTGCATAGTTCGTAAGTTTTTTGGTTAAAAATGGGAAGAGGATGTCTACTTGTAGATGTCCTTTTTTTTTGTATATTAGCGAAAACTGAAAAAATTATGAGTAGCATAGAAGAACAAGTTTGTTTTAAGATTTTAAAGCGTTCTGATGTAGGTAAAAAGAAATATGGTACTACAATGGAACGAAACGATTTAACTAAGTTAGAGTGGCTTAAACACGCACAAGAAGAAGCTATGGATTTAGCTGTGTACTTAGAAAAGATAATACAAGAATTAGAGAATACACCTTTTCGATACGAGTGGAATATGACAAAGCCTACTGGTGACCACAACAGAAAGATGCTTGACTTGGAGATAGAAAACTTAGGAAAAGAAAAAGAGGACTAGCCGTCCTCTCCTTGTTCTTCTTCAGTAGAATCCACTATCCAACTTCCGAATATTTCTTGTGCTATCTCTTGGGGTGTTTTTTTGTCTCTCTTATCCATTCTGTCGGTATATATTTATCTGCCCACTTTATATTATTCTTATCACACCATTGGGCATAAGTTGTGCGACTATTCTTATTTAACTTATTCTTAGGTCTCATAAACACCATTCGTATATCTAACTCAGGATGTTGCTTAATTACCAGTAACATTTTTTTACGATCCTTAGCCGTAAACCTTCCTTTTAGTTCAACAACAATTCCGTTTGGGAGTATAACATCAGGTATATATTTTCGTTGTTCGGTAATCTCGTAGTAAAGATTAATAGTTTCATATTCAAAAGGTATTTTACTTTTAGTTAATTTAGAACAAACATCCTCCTCATATTTACTCCTATATCTATTTTTGTCTATTCTCATAATAAGTCTTTTTATTGTGGCAACTGTGACACAATCCTTGTAAATTAGATTCGTCTAACTCAGCTCCACCTTTTTTAATTGGTACAATATGGTCGACTACTTCAGCAGGTTTTACCATATCATTATCTAAACAATGAACACACAAAGGGTTTTTATCTAATACAACCTTTCTTAACTTCCTCCAGGCATACTTTCTGTAGAAAGAAGTGTCTCCACCCCAAGACCTGTTTTTCTCAGCCTTAGTTCGTTTATCTCTTCCTTTAGGTAACCAAGGCACTATTTAGACTTTGATGAACCACCAAAGAAGAAATCTATGATGGTGTTTACTTTACTTGACATAGCACCGAATACTGTACTAATAAAGCCTATTTCGTAATCTGAAAGTTCTAAAGTATTTATTATAAAACACTTGAACATAAAGTAAGATATAAGAAAATAAGCACAAGTAAAGATGATAGCCAATATCTTTTGTATAAAGCTATCGTCCATAAACATTGTTCTAGCACTACTTCTGTCTTGAACTTCAAGAGCAAACATTTCCTTCTCGTGGTCTTGTATAACTTTTTCAAACTCATTTTTAAGTTTTAATCGTTCTTCATCAGTTGTGACTACTTCGTCTATTATAGTAGAAGCTTGTCCTACTAAATTTTTAATAATATTTTTTATCATAATGTAATTATATCAGGTGCGAATCTGTATTTAGTATCACCATCTTCATCTTTATAGGCTTCTAATACTTCTCGTCTGTTTTTAGATTTTTTAAGAGATATATGAATCCAAGAGAAATCAAATTCATTTATCATTTGGTCGAACTCAATAGCGTTATCTATGATCCATTGGTAAATTTCTTTATTACACATTTTACCATCTCTCCAAAACTGTATATCAAGTGCTTCGCCTTTAGAATGCTGTGACTTAATACTTCCACCAATAGCACGATTGAGTTCCTTGTTGCGATAACCACTACTAATCCTAATAGGACCAAGATGGTTGCGAAGAGGTTGTAAAATATTTGTAACAAGTCTTTGGATATTCTCCAGGTCTTTCTTTGTCGGTTCATTGTTTATTCCAAGTCTATTGGCTGTGTCACTTCGAGTAATCTCTGATAACACAAAGTTTTTACTTAATCTCATTATTCAGTTTTTGCTTGTTTAATTTCTAAATCTTTAACTACTTTGCGTAGATTGTCTACTTCTTTTTGTAGATAGTTTATTTTTAAATCTTGTTTAGCATCATCAGGTAAAGCACCCATCTCACCTCTAGGCCATTTAACTCTAAACTCGTGATTAAGTGCTACATCATCTTGCATACGCATAACATCTAGCTGTAACTGAGAAATTTCTGCTGTCAATGTAAACCATATACCTGCAAGAGAAATAATACCTGCCACAATACCAATCAAACTCTTTATATCTAGTTTAATCTTAGAACTTTCATTTATATCAAAACTAATCCCTGCTACTAAAGGTCCTCCTTTTTCCTGAGCATATTTAGTTTTAGTTGAATAATCTGGAATATCGGTACCTGACTGGGAATACTGATTCATACCTTGAACATACTGCTGTAAGAAACCTATTGGTTGATTA